TTGTGCCTTTTTAGTAAAATGATCTATGGTATTAATTTGAAAGTCTTTGTGTGAACCATCTTCCATTTCAACAGTAAGAGTACCACCAACTATTTTAACTACGTTACCAGGTCCATCAGGAGTATATACCTCTGAACCTATATTATGGCTATAGTGAACGTCTTCGTTAACTAAGACTTTTTTTTTAAGAAAATCGTAAAGTCCTTGAAGCACATCTTCTTTCATCATCTGTACTCCTTTAGGCTTTCCTTTTCTATTCTCTTTTGTAGAGACTTTAGTATTTGCTTTATCAATATTATGACCTTTAACCTTTTTCATTTGGCGGTCTTTATTGACAGTATTTGTCTTTTTAACTTCTTCTGTTTCAAGCTTAGCATCAGCCTTCTCTACCTCTTTTGCATTAGCAAACATTTCTTCATCAAATACATGAGGATTAGCTTCAAGTTGCTTTGCAGCTTTATTGAGAGCGTTGATATATGAATCGTTAGTAAGCTCTTTTTCTTTAGCTAATAGTTTATTAACTCCACGCTTTAAGAAGTATGGATTTACCCTATCAACTGCTGGGTCTGTAGCTACATTAGCATCAGCTTCACTGATTATACCTTTGTTCTTAAGGATCTTTACAGCATCGTCATAAGAAGTAATGTTAGTTACCCAAGGCAGGTCTTTATTACGACGTACTTCGTAAAGAAACTTCTCACGACTTACTTCACCTGCTTTATGCTTACGATATAATTCAATTGTTCTCATGTTAATAAATATTAGCCTCTTCCTTGTCCACGATAGTTCTTTTCTTAACGATCATGTTTGTTAAATGATTTTTTTGCTTTTCCTTCTTTCTTTTTACCAAAGGTGATTTTTACAGAACCACCAGCGCCTGATTTTACTTTTGCCATGACTTGTTATTTAAACCTTTTAATTTTGTAATTGAGTTCTGAAACCATTTCCTTTATCTTATTAAGGGCTTTTTCTGTGTTCCTTTTATAGTTAAGGCCATCTTCACCTTCGGATAGTTCTGTCTTTAGTCTAGAGACGTATTCATACATCTTGTTGATCTGTTGAACCTTCTTTTTTACTTCACGAATTGCTTGATGAAATTGATCTGGTTTGGAGCGAGTTTTAGTTTCGTTTTTAAACTGCGCATACCCTTCCCTAATCATTCTAGCCCTTCTTTCAATTTCACCTTGACTCATATACGGATCAGTTTCAGGACCCCATTCACCTTGACCTTTTAATTTAGCAATTGCACTGTCAATTTTATTTAGCATGTCTCCATACTTATCAGCAATTTCTCCACCTTCTGGCTCTGCTTCTTGCTCCATATCTCTTTCAATCTCAGCTCTTTTTTTAATAAGCATATTGATTTTAGCTTGATTAGGATTTGGTTTTGAAGCTTGAGGTTTTGGAACATCTTTTTTAGCTCTCATTGCCATAAGAATAGGATCATTTATGTCTAGCTCTGATAATTTATCATCGGTTACAGTTTCGTATCCGTTTTTAATATCTTCTATAGCTTTTAGAGCATCTATTTTAATTGATTTATCTAAAGTCTTATGAGTTTCAATTTTTGATTTTATACTATCAAGAATATCTATAGCAGATGTTATATTTTTTTCAGATCTTAATTTAGCAAGAGTATTAAGCATTTGCTCATCTCTCATTTGTTGGGCAGCTAAACCTAATGTACTCATTCTATAATTAAAATCTCCAATATTCTTTATATTGAGACTATTTTCTTTAACGAAGTTACTTAACTCTTCAAATAACTGCTTATAGATAAAACCACCTTTTGATGGACGGTTAGGTATTGATTTAGCATCTGTCCAATCGCTTGGTATATTTTTGCCTTCTTTTTTTACTCTTTTTGTAGCCCTAGGTGCAGTTTGTTCACCAGTACCAGGAGTAAAAGTAGCCCCTGTTCCTGTTACAGATTCTTCATCTAAAGGTTTTTCAGGCTCAAATTTTAATTTGTTATAGAGCTGATTAGAAAGAACGTAATCATCTATAAACGATTTGAGTTTATCTACGCTACCAAAAGTGTATCCACCTGTATCTATATTGTGTCCTTTGTAGTACGGAACATAATTAGCACCTCTACTCCCTTCCTTTTCTTTTTTCCAAATAATACCATTATTTCCCGGAACTCTGTCGGGCCATGTTTCTGGTTCTGTAGCCTCTTCACGCAGTTTTTGAGTAGCAAATTGATTATTAAAATTAGCCATTATCGTTATTTTTTAGCTCATCGATTAAGTCACAATACTGAAGAATACCAGTTATAGTCTCATCTTTAATGGTCTGATTTTCTTTGATTGGATTAATGAATTTAATTACCTCGTCTAATTTGATCTTAATAACCTTGTCTTTTAAAGACTCTTTTATGCTAACCAACTCATCTTTAATTGATGTTAGTTGATCATTCAAATAGTCCTTTAGATTTTTAGTATCAGACACATTTGTTATATATTCTTTTAATATGTCTTTCTGCCTTTCAGACATATTCTGATACTTGTTATTGAACTTCTCGACTAGTATTTTATAAGCTAAAAGTCTAATCTCCTTGTCTTCTTTCATGAACTCTTGAACTAATGATTTAGGCGCAGATGAATTTAAAGACGATTGAGTTACGTGTTCAAGAAGGTTTATCTTGTTTAATAAGACTTGTTTAGTGTCAATAGTCTTAATATGCTGAGACTCAAATATAGTATATATAGATGCAAAAGGTTTATAGTTGTCTATTTTGGCCTTAAAGAAATTGTCTAAGTCGTAGTTCTGCTTGATCTCTTTAATCAAGTTATACTTAGACTTGTTTAACTTTTCTCTATTTAGTTTATTATACTGTTCTAATACAGTTGAAATTAACATTTCAGCTTTAGCCTCTGATAATTTAGGACTGGTAGTGATAGCACTATATAAGCTGTATTCTTTACCTAATTCTGTGTTAGTAAAATACTTTTTGAGTATCTTAACAGCTTTTGAGTCCTGATTATTAATTAGATCAGAGGTAGTTTGCCTTACCAACAGTTCAAATAAAATGCCAGTATTGCGATATTTAGAATGTTTTATGGCCATAGTTTTTATGCGGGATTCGCTAGTAATAAATATCTACTTTTAATCTAAATCACTTATTATATTGTCTTCACTCAAAAGATCAGATTGCTCAAACAATTGTACTTTTCTTTGTTGATTTTTACTGAACATTTTGTTAAGAGAGTTTTTGTTCTTAAGGTACTCTCCCATAGTGCTTTCAAGAGCTAATGGGCTGCCTCCTTTGTAGTTATTCCTCATACTATTTTCTCCTGCTTCAGCATCTTTATTATATGCATCAGTGCCAATAGGATCCCTACCAAAAGCAGATCTGTCAGTACCGATATCAGACATTACAGACTTAGGTCGGCCTGGTTTATTCTCATCATAGCCATAAGGAACGTTTAAGACTGAGTCTTCTTTACCTCCATATAGACTAGCTATCTGGTGAGGTGTACCGTATGCTTGGCCTGATTCTGCAGGATCATTACCTTCTTCAGCTATTTGCTTATACCTAAAGTCTCTCTTCTTGTCTTCAATAATCATGTCTTCAAGCTCTGCATATTGATCTTCAGAGAAGTGGAATATCTTATCATAGATAAAGTCTCTAGGTAAGAGTGATCCTTCCATTGCTTGTTTAGCCAAATCGATCTTCTCTTTGAAGAGTGCAATCCTTTCTTGATCATAAATGATAGATGGATTAGTCAATGAAAGGCTAAAGTTAGCGGCAGATTCATTAGTATAACCATGTGCATATAAGTGAACCAATGCAATTTTAGTCAACTCACTAATGATAATCCTTTGTAGTCTTTCGATAGTCCTAGCAAAACGAATATCTTCTGCAGCAAGTGTAGCTTTACCAGTCAAGTCTTTTTCGTATCCCATGAAAGCCTTAGGTATTTTAAGGGCTGCAAATAGCTTCTCACGAAAGTATGCTACGTCTTCAATACCATTATAATCAAGACCTTTTGCTGTATCTATCTTAGTAGAAGTATCATTACCTCTTACAGGTATAAAGAAGTCCTCAAGTAGATTTTGTTGATTGTATTTAAGGTTATAGTTACCAGTGTTTGGATCGATAAGAGGGGTTTTCTTCATCTTATTAATCATCTTTTGCATATAGTTATCAACCTCTTGTGGAGGAATTGCTCCTACATTCACGTAGAAAATGCGTCTTTCTGGAGCTCGTACAATACGATGAATCAACATCGCATCTTCAATCAATACATACTGCTTAAACAACTTACGACCAGGCTCTAAGTAAGATCTACCATAAGGAAGATAGTT